ATATCAGCTAAAGATTAACTCAATGCGTAATGCACATGTAGAAGTACAGTTCTGGAAGTATTGGGATTATGTGAGCTACAGGTACGGTATAACAGAGTACGATGAACCCATGTATTGCAAGGCATTAGATCACCTAATCACAGTAGGTTGGCAGTAATGGCAACTAAGAAGGGCGACCCTAGACTATCTAAGAAGTACAAGGAAGTGCGGCTAAAGAAACTCAGTATGGATGGATGGGTCTGTTACTACTGCGGATACGAAGGCAAGGACATGACCATAGATCATGTGATACCAGTAAGCAAAGCTCCTGAGATGGCAATAGATATTAACAACATGGTAAGTGCATGCAAGCCGTGTAACTCACGCAAGAACAAGAAGAGCCAAGGCGTTTTTTTAGAGGAGATGCGTACCCCCCTTGATTTTCGTTCCTTCCTCTCCCCAACACGCTCGGAGATACCCCAGAACAGTCCTTTTCTAACCCGACCAGTCCAGAACTAACCCGATGCCTGCTAAACGCACCACACCGCGTAGGGGGTCAACCAAGCCAAGGCTTGCCAGCATCCCAATCAAAGGCAAGAACAAACTTCAAGATGTAATAGATTTATGCACGATCATAGAGATGCCTTTATTGCCTTGGCAGGAGCATGTCCTCAAAGATATGCTGACCGTAGACAAGACAGGCGCGTGGGTTCGCAAAACTAACCTGCTTCTGATTGCTAGACAGAACGGCAAGACCCACTTAGCTCGTATGCTTATCTTGGCTCACCTGCTTAAATGGGATTCAAAGAACGTCCTTATCATGTCCTCGAACAGGTCGATGGCATTAGACACCTTCCGACAAATAGCCTCAGTATTGGAGAGTAATGACCACCTCAAAGGATTCGTTAAACAGATTCGACATGCAAACGGAACTGAGTCGATTGAGATGCTCAACGGATCGCGCCTTGATGTTGTCGCAGCAACTAGAGATGGCAGTAGAGGAAGAACTGCTGACTTTCTCTACATCGACGAGTTACGAGAGATTACTGAGGAAGGCTATCGAGCTGCAATACCAACTACGAGAGCTAGACCAAATAGCCAGACATTACTCACAAGTAACGCAGGTGACGCTTTCAGCCTTGTCCTCAACGGCATGCGAGAGCGAGCTTTAGAGAACCCGCCTAAGTCTTTTGGGTTCTACGAATACTCAGCACCACAGTATTGCAAGGTAACAGACAGAAGCGCATGGGCGCAGGCTAACCCTGCACTCGGATACACGATCACAGAGGAAGCCCTTGAAGAAGCCGTTGCAACATCTCCTATCGAAAACACTCGCACCGAACTATTGTGTTGCTGGATTGATTCTCTCAGTAGCCCGTGGACTCATGGCAGTCTTGAAGAATGTTCTGATTCTACTCTCGAACTTTCAGCGGGTGCTTACACCGTATTTGCCTTTGATGTGTCGCCATCTCGCCGTAATGCGAGTCTGGTTATTGGTCAGATACTCCCAGATGGTCGCGTGGGAGTGGGCTTGGCTCAGACATGGGAATCACAGGTAAGCGTTGATGAACTTAAAATTGCAGCGGATATTAAAGGATGGGCAGACCAGTACCGCCCTCGCTCTATTGGCTTTGATAGGTACGCCACTCAGTCAATCGCAGACCGCCTTTCAAACGCAGGACAAGTCTTACAAGACATTTCAGGAGCGCAATTCTACCAAGCCTGCACCGATCTAAAAGATGCCTTAGACAACAAGCGAATGGTTCACTCTGGGCAAGAAGGTTGGATTCAACAGATGAATAACTGCGCAGCTAAGACTAACGACTCAGCTTGGAGAATAATCAAACGCAAATCTGCTGGAGATATATCAGGAGCTATTGCAACTGCGATGGTCGTTTCGACACTCTTAAAACCTCAACAAACTGCTATGATTTACTCCGAGTAGGGTATAATTATGCCCTATGGGTATTCTATCGCGTAAGCCACAAGTGATCCAAGCACAAGAAGCACCAAGGGTCATGTCTGACTCTTATCTTTCCTTTGGCACTTACTACCCAATTTTAGTAACGCGCCAACAGGCACTACAAGTACCTGCAATTAAAAGATGCCGCGATCTAATCTGCGGAACGATCGCCTCGGTGCCATTGGAGTATTACAAGAAGTCTACAGGCGAGCATATTGCCCCACCACGTTGGGTGGAACAACCATCTAAATCACAACCTAGATTTGAAACAATTTACTTTACGCTTGACTCCCTTCTTATGTATGGCGTTTCATATTGGCAAATCACTGAAACCTATCTTGAAGATAATCGCATGGCTAACGCAGAATGGGTAGCAAATAGCCGCGTTACATTCGTTACCGACTCAACCAATAGCTACGTCACAGAGTATTATCTGGATGGCAAGCCTTTGCCTATGTCTGGTCTTGGCTCTCTGATTACATTCCAAAAGGATGAAGGAATCCTTGCAGTTGGTGGCAACACAATTAAAGCTGCACTAGATGCACAACACGCAGCAAGTATTGCTCTAGCAACTCCATCAGCCACGGGCTATCTAAAAAACTCAGGTGCAGACCTACCAGCAGCGGAAGTCCAAGGACTATTAGCGGCTTGGAAGTCAGCGCGTAATAATCGCTCAACTGCCTACCTAACATCAACTCTTGATTATCAGACTATCGGATTTAGCCCTAAAGACATGGGCTACAACGACGCCATCCAGAATCTCGCTACAGAGTGCGCACGACTTTGCTCTGTTGATCCATATTATGTATCTGCATCGCAGAATACAACTATGACTTATGCCAACGTACAGGATGAGCGTAAGCAGATGGTTGCATTTACTCTCCAGCCTTACGTTTCAGCAATTGAGTCAAGACTATCCATGGATGATATTTCCACCGCTGGTCATTACGTCAAGTTTGCATTAGACGACACATTCTTACGCACAGAGCCTATGGAGCGACTTCTTGTACTAGAGAAGATGCTTGCCCTAGGTCTTATTACAACTGAACAGGCAATGGAAATGGAAGACCTCTCACCTAACGGGAATGGTAGCTAATGGAAACCCTATACATCGAAGCATCATCAATTGAATGCTCAGAAGAACGCCGTGAAATCTCAGGCAAAATTGTCCCAATGGGAACAGGCGAAATTGGACACACCAATCTTGGTGATTACACATTTGCAGCCAACTCTATTGAAATTGCAGACCCATCAAAAATTAAATTGCTATCCCAACACGATCTAAAGAAGCCGATTGGTCGAATGACCGCTGCTGAGGTTCGTGAAGATGGAATTTATGCAACCTTCAAGCTAAGCCGTTCATCAGGCGGAAACGATGCTCTCATTATGGCGCAAGAAGGTTTAGTTACAGGTTTGAGCATTGGCGCTGAGATTATCGCGTCCAAGCCATCTAAAGACGGCTACACAGTCGTAAGCCAAGCCAAGCTAAAAGAAGTTTCTCTAGTAACAGTTCCCGCATTTGCGTCGAGCGAAGTATTAGAGATCGCGGCAGAGGAAGTTATCCCTGCTGAAGAAACCCAACCAGAAAGCGAGCCCGACACCGTGGAAGAAACCACTCAGGCAGAAGCTCCAGCAGTTGAAGCAGCGGCAGTAGAAGCGGCTCGCCCAACAGTTGCAGCAATGCACTACACAACACCCCGACTAAACCTCAACATTACTGCTGGTCAGTATGCAAAGGCACAACTTAACGCATCACGCGGTGACGCAGATGCACGCGAGCTTGTAGCAGCGCTACAAGTTGCAACAGTTGCAGAGAACACAGGAATGGTTCCACCTACATACCTAAAGGATGTAATCGGTATCATCGATTCATCAAGACCGTTTATTGATAGCATCGAGCGTGCGGCTCTGCCCGCATCAGGGATGAAAATTTTTACCCCTAAGCTTGGCACACAGGCTGCGGTTGCTTTGACTGCGGAAGGCGCAGAGTTTGGATCAGTTGATACAACTGTTACCTTCCAAGAAGATGACGTAGTTAAGTTTGCGGGCGCAGGAAAGCTCGACCTCGAATTGGTTGACCGATCTGACCCAAGCTTCCTTGACCTTTATTTGCGTGAGTTGGCTGCAAGCTACGCTCAGAAGACAGATGCGTATGCAGCAACAAAGGCAGCAGACGGTTCAGCAGATTCATCTTCAACAACAATCTACAAGGCAATTGCTAAGTCAATCTCTGATTCATTTGGAGTAATGCGCCAGACACCTAACAACCTTTTGGTTGCAACATCAGGCGGAAACGATGGCGTTGACTTTGCTGGACTTCTTGGTGAAGTTGATACAACTGGTCGCCCACTCTATGCAGCAGCAGCTCCACAGAACGCTAACGGTCTTATCACACAAGGATCAACAAACGGTACAGTTGCAGGACTTAACCTTGTAGTTGACCCTAACTACACAGGTGGAACAGCTGGCGTAAAGGTCGGTCTTGTCTACCCAACAATGGCAATGCGATTCCATGAAAGCGGAGTTCTTCAAATCCGCACGAATGTCGTAGCCAATGGTCAGCTTGAGATTGGTATCTACGGATATGTTTGCGTAGTTAACCGCTACCCAACAGCTTTCCGCGCAGTACAAGTTGCCTAATCAGTAACACCCATTAGAACGCCAGCGGGGGTCGTGCCCTTCGACTCCCGCTGGTCTTATGAAAGGATAGAGAATGTCGATAACAACAGTCGCAGAGCTTCGTACTGCACTTGGCGTTGGGACTCTCTACACCGATGCAGTTATTCAATCCGTATGCGATGCTGGAGATAACGTTCTCCTTCCGATGCTTTGGAAGAACCAACAATATATCGTTGCCCATGGCAATCAAGGGACAGTAGGCACTCTTTACTTTAATGAACCTATTACTGAGTATTTTTATGTAGGTCAAACAGTTGCTATCTCTGGCGCTGGTACAAAATATAACGGCAATAAGACGGTTACTGGCGTAAGCGAGTACTCATTTACGGTTACTACAAATCACACTAGCGACAATCCTTATCACACAGTTCAACCTTATGGCATAGCTGCTGCTGAAACTTATACCGATTACACAACTATCCCAGCTATCCAAGAAGCGTCGCTTATGATTTGCGTATCTATCTGGACTAGCCGTCAGACCAACACGGGCAATGGCATGAACCCAGACGGATCTATTGGCAACATGTATGCCATGAGTTCCCAGCTATTAAGCAGAGTCCGTGGACTCTTAGCTCCTTACCTAGACCCACGATCTATGGTCGGCTAATGGCAGCTATCTCAACTTTACGAGCTTCTATTAAAGCAGCCCTTGTAGATAATTCACTTTACCAGGTATTCAGTTACCCCCCAGCCTCACCGATT